CTCACCCCCGACGTGGGAAAGACGCCTCACCCCCGACGGGCGCAAAGAAGCCTCACCCCCGACGGGCGCAAAGAAGCCTCACCCCCGACGGGCGCAAAGAAGCCTCACCCCCGACCCCTCTCCCAAAAGCAGGAGAGGGGAGACAAGCAAAGAAAGCGAGAGGAATGGGTATGACAGACGAAAATAGCGGGATTGTGATTGATCGCAGTCGCATCACGCACAAGCAAGCGAAACAAGCGTCTTTGTTGCAGATCAAGGCGCAGCGGGCGCAACGGGATTTTGACCTTGAGGCGGCGACGGACTGTTTCGAGGAAGTAGATCGTTTCCTGGCGCAGATCGTGGTCGGCGTGCCGGAGGGGTGGCTGCCAAAAGGCGTCAAGATTGGTGACGCGGGCTGGTTGGATACGCTGAGTCAAGACCACTACGAAGAGATCATGGCGGAGGGCAATGCCAGTCAGCCGGGAAAAAAAACGGGCTAGGGCATTCGATTTGGATGCACCGCAAGTTTCCTAAACAGATCATTTTTGACGAGGACGAGGTGTGGCGAATCAACCGAATCCGAATCGCGAAATGGTTGGGCGTAAAACCGGACGAGATTGATAGGATGCCCGCCAGCGACGTTGAGGACATCATGGAAATTATGTGGTCGGACGAACAGAAGTGAGCGAAGAGGCGAAAGCCTCTTTTTTGATTCTAGCCTCACCCCCGACCCCTCTCCCAAAAGCAGGAGAGGGGAGAGGCGCGTTAATGGAACGGTGGCGCGGTAGGCTGAGAGGAATTGTGATCGGAGTCTCACTTGTTCGGTAGCGCGGTTGAAGTCGCCAGTTTATTTGGAACGTTAGACTTACGCGATAACGCGACGGGGGCGCTGCGGCAGTTTGATGGGGCGATGGATCGCTCGATGCAGAAGATGCAAGGATTTGGGACGAGCATCGGCAACATCGGCGCGGGCATGACTCGTTTCGGCGGGCAATTGACGGCGGCGGCTGCACCGCTGGCGGCGTTGTTCGGGGCGGCTGCGGCGCAAGCGATGAACTTTGAAGCGGCAATGGCGAACGCGGGCGCGGTGTTGGGAAAAACCGCCGCGCAGATGGGCGAGATAAACGCTGAAATTCTTGCGCTGGGCGAGGTGTCGCTGGCGGGACCGCAAGGGGTAGCGAACGCTTATTACGAGATCGTGTCGGGGGTAGCCGACGCGACTACGCATATGGCGATTTTGAATCAAGCGATTGCGACGAGTGAAGCGGGGCAAGCGGATTTGACCGCGACCACGAGCGCATTGATCAGCGTAATGAATGCTTACAATTTGAGCGCCGATCAAGCCGGGAACGTGTCGGACATCCTGACGCGCACGGTGGGACTCGGCGTTGGCTCGATGAACGAATTTGCGGCGGCGATCCCGAATGTGACAGGGGTCGCGGCGCAATTGGGCATTTCGTTTGAGGATGTCGCTACCAAAATGGCGTTTTTGACCACGAAAGGGTATTCGGCGTCGCAATCGGCGGATTACCTGCGCGGGGCGATGATTGCGCTGATCAACCCCAACGCCGCCATGACAAACGCATTGGCGGCGATTGGCGCGTCGAGCGGTAGTGCTGCATTAGAAATGTACGGGCTGACAGGGACGTATGAGCGGTTGAATGGCGTGATGTCCACCGATGAATTGGCGAATGCGGTGGGGCGCGTCGAAGCGCTGCAAGCTGTACTCGCCATCACGGGCGATACATTTGAGGGATTCGCGCAAAGTTTCGCGGGGGGGGTGGCGGGCGCGACGGAAGCGGCGCGGGCGATCCAGCGGGAGAGTCCGGCGTTCCAGTTTCAACTGCTGCAATCGAAGATTCAGGCGACGGGGATCGCGGTGGGGAAAGTGCTGCTGCCCGCGCTCAACCGATTGTTTGACCGCATGTCGCCGATCATTGATCAGGTGATGGCGTGGGTCGCGGCGAACCCAGAATTAATTTTGACGATTGCGGGAATCACGGCGGCGGCGACGATACTAGGACCCGTTTTGATGGGAATTGGCGCGGCGCTGTCGCTGGTGGGGGGATTGATAACCTTCATTCTATCGCCTATTGGGTTGGTGACGGGCGCGGTTTTGCTGCTGGCGTCGGTGTTCAATGTCGACCTGATGGGCGGGCTGGGCGCGGTGATCGGGCAGATTGGCGTGTTCTTCGGGAGGCTGGGCGAGTTTGACGGGGACATTGCCAGAACCCTTCAAAGCATGTTTTCGACTGAGGAGGACGGGTCTAGCTTCCTGAGTACGATCCTTGAAGGCTTCGGGATGACACGGGATGCGGCGCAGGGGATTGCTCAACAGATTGAAGTGATCGCCAATACGTTGAGCTTTCAAATGACGTACACGTTGGGGAATATTTGGGAGGCGATACGCCCCGCGTGGGAGACGCTGCGCGATTGGTTTTCGGGCGATCTTGTGCCAGCGCTGGAAAGTACCTTCACCGATAACATTATGCCCTTGCTTCAAACCTTTCAAGACTTCCTCGGCGGGTTATGGGGCATTGTAAGCCCGGCGCTCGGCGATTTGTTTGACTGGTTTGTCACGGATGGGCTGCCGGGAATTTTGAGTTTTATCACGGATACGATGATCCCCGGCGTGCAGACGTTTATCGACTTGATCGGCGGCATATGGGAAGTGGTTAGCCCGGCGCTGCTTGATCTGGCGGACTGGTTTTTGAATACGGGGCTGCCGGTCATCCGCGATTTCATCAATGACGATCTTATGCCTGTTGTGCAATTTCTGTCTGACCTTCTCGGTAATATTTGGACAACGGTAAGCCCGGCGCTGGCACAGTTGTACGACTGGTTTACGTTAAGTATTCCGACGATGGTCAGCTACGTGCAAATCTTGCTCGATAAGCTAAATGAATTAGTCGATTTTCAGGGGAACGATTTTCTTGGCATGATGACCGGATATGGCTTCCTTGATAATTTGCCGACCCCCAACATTAATCCACCGGATTGGCGTAACCCTATCGCGGGAATGCGGGCGATGGGGGGACCCGTGAACGCGGGGCAACCGTACCTTGTGGGGGAGCGCGGCGCTGAGATGTTTGTGCCGCGCCAGAACGGGACGATCATCCCGAACGACCAGATGGGCGGCGGGGGTGGCGGAGTGACATGGAACGGCAACCTGATCTTCAACGGGGAAGTGGCGGACGATGATCAGCGAGTCGCTATCGTGGTGATGGCGCTGGAACGGATAGCAGGGGGGCGACGATGATCCTCACCGCGCAAGTGTTGATTTTCCCGGCGGCAAGCAGCAGCGCCAGCGTACAGGCGTTCCCGATGGCGGCGTTCTGCGATGGGATTGAGTACCCGGAGGAAGTGTATGCGCCGGATGCGGTGTATGACGCGGGTGAGCCGTTTATCACGCTGCGATTCCCATCCTTATCACCCGCGCAATATGTGATCACGCTGGCGCGGGCGGGACTGACGACCGCCAAGTATGCGGCGGTCACGGTGGCTGTGCCGGGTGACGACGGATTGACGTATGTGTTCTATAACGGGCAGGCGGTCAACCTGCGCCGGGTGACGCGACTCCAATTGCAATACGACAACGTTGTGATCCTTGTGCGGCAATTGGAGACGTTCTAAATGGCGTGGAATGATCATCCGCAGAGTGCGCGGGGCTGGCTGTATATCCTTGCCCCAACGATTGTGATGAAGGCGCGGGTTAATATGGCGAGTGTGACGTACCCGCTGGCGGCGATCACGTATGACGGCGCGTCGGTGGGGACGTACAGCGACATCAACATCGGTCAAACGATCCTGATTGGGTCGAGCGATGGCGCATACGACTTAGGGCGAACGTACCTACGGGCGTCGCCTACCAGCAGCAGCTTGCCGATTGGCTGGTCGAGCCGGGGGACGCGGGCGGGCGAAGTCGATGCGACGGATAATGCCTATATAACGGTACTGGATACCTATGAGGTGTGGAAAAAGGTTCAACGGCTGGATCACATCACCGGGGAACTGTACAAAGATTACGACCTGAACGGGACGACGCCGCCTAGCCCGATTATGCAGATCGGCGATTTGGGCGGGTTGGGGCGCGTGGGCTTCTGCGCTTCGAGCGGGGGGGTACTGACGCTCAACGCGCTTAACTGGGGCGGATCGGCGTTGGTCAATGCGGGCGAAACGTGGACAACGCGCAATTGGGAATTTGCGGGCGGAAACCAGACCGTTGGCACAACGACCACCCAATCGGCGACGGTGGAATTTACGGCGGGCAAACGGTGGATACGGCTGTTTGGTGAGGGCAGCGGCGGCGGGTACACGTATCGGCGGTATTTGGTGGTGGCGCTCGATCCGGCTGATCCTGATACGGTGAAATTTAACGGATTGAAAATCAAGCGGACGGCTGAGGGGCAAACGCTCTCGGCTGATTTGCAGGAGTATCTTGACCCGGCGGTGTACTTGCCGGGAACAATCGTGATGTATCTGGCGCGGGAAAAGCGCGGAAGCACCGTGACGATTGTGCAGCGATTCGCGGGATGGTTGGACACAGAAAATAACTTATCACAAGCCACACGGACGTACACCAAACGCGGCGCCACTATCACGGCGGTAGATGTGTCAGGGAAGTTGGCTCAACTGAAGGCGATGCCGACGATGGTGGCGAATGAAGCCGCCCAAGATTCGTGGCTGGATATGAAGGGGGCGAACCCTGATCGCTATATCCACCGTGAACTCGCGTTCGGATCGACGGCGCTGTCGTTGAGCGATTTGACGTTGAGCGGATCATCAGCGTACCCGGTGCGGAGCTACAGCACGACGGGCGGCATGATTTACGGCGTGTGCGACTTGCTGGCGCGGGCGTTTGCGCGGCGGCTAACGTGTGACTCGAACGGGCGGCTGGCGGTCAAACTTGACCCGCTGCGGCAGGATACTGGTGACCGGACGGCTACAGTCCAACGACATTTTGGCGAGAGCGATTGGGCGGCGATCAAGGTGGCGGCGCGGGCGCGGGCGTCGGTTGGGGTGCTGAAAACACACGATTATGTCATCAGCAGCGGGTATGCGTCTGTAGATGCCACGCCGTATCCTGATGTGTTTTCGGTTGCGCCGGGTGAGGCGGCGGGACAGGGTGGGGGCGATTCGTCGGTGGAGCGCGGGATCGTCGTGTCGCAGACGGAAGCGAATGCGCGAATCGGACACGATTACGCACGAATGACCGCGCCGGAGGGGTTGTACACGCTTGAATCAGCACATGGCGTCGATGCGGATATTGAACCCGCAAACATGACGTGGGTGACGGTCACGGCGGCGGCTGGGAGTATGGGGTATCGCGGGCGGTCACTGTCGACAACGCGAGGGCTGCCGATCAGCGTGGAACTGGCGGTCAATGCGGAGACGGGGGTGAGTACGCAATCGTTCACATGGGAGCGAGAGGTGATTGGGACGCCGGGCGTGCGGGACCCTAAACCAACAGCGAGTGATTCGTATGTGCCACCGACCACGCCGCCGATCCAACCGCCCGCGAGGGATTTGATTTACACATTGAGGCTGAATACGGGGACGATTGCCGCGTTCACGACGGGGAATAAGCTGCTGATCACGCGGGATGCGACGACGCCAGACGCGGCGGGCGGTCCCACGTGGGCATCAACGGATTTGACGGGACTGGCGAACTGGGGTGGCGGGACGCTGATTGATTTCACAGTTGACCCGTTTTCGCCGCTGTATTTAGCGACGGGGACAACCGTCAACGGTTGGATTATGACGACGACGAAAGTCCAGCGAATCACTGACATTTTTGGGACGGTGGCGCTAGGGACGGCGCATAGTTTGCCGATGGATACTGTCGCGGGGAGTTTACGGACGGAGCGGGGCACGCAGAATTGGTTGATCGCCGCGCAGTACGGCTCAACGGGGACAAAGATCGCGTACAGCACGAATGGCACAAGTTGGACGAACGTCACGGTGAACACGAACGTTGACGCGAATTATTTCAACAATAGTGACTCGTGGACGCCGGGCATTCATATTAGCCCGCACACGGCGGGGAAAGCGTATATCAGCGCGTTCACGGCGGGGGCGATCAGCGATGGGTTTGTGACGACGGATTATGGCGCAACGTGGGCGGCGATCAGCAACCCCAACATTAGTCCGAGTCAATTTCCGGTGAGGTCGATTGCTGTGCCGTATGCGGATATGACGGATACGACGGTTTATTATGGCAACACGGACATCGGCGTTTCTGGTGTGGTAACACGATTGTCGAGGGCGATTGGCGCGTCGAGCGTGGATATATCGCCCGCGATCAGCGGGAAGTCGTTCGGGGTTGGATACGTGGGGCGACATAGTCCGCGTGCGGTCAGTGTGAGCGACAGCAACCGTCAACTGCTGGTGCTGTGTGGCATCCACATTGATCTCGTTACGGGCGATCTCGGACATGCAGTGTTTTGGACGGATCGGGCGGAGACGGTGACGGCGGGATCATCCGACTGGAATGTGCTGGTCAACACAGGTACGACTCTTACGTACACAGGCTGCTATGTGGTGGACGGCGGAATCTTCCTGATTGGGGTGGGATTTGCGCGGTGGGACGGGCAAGTGTTTCACGACATGAGCGGGGATATGGCGCTGGCGGGCGCGTCGATTAAGGGGATTTGCGGTGGGTGACATTGAGCGCGGGCGACAGGCGCTAGAAAGCATCTTCTCACAAGCGCGGGCGGCTGAGGAGATGCACGGCTATATCGGATTGCCGGATGGGAGCGGCGGGCATACTGTCCCAGTTTCGCATCATCCGGGCTTCAATTTTGTCCGACTGGTGGATGGGATTGAGGCGTCTATCGGTGAGGCGATCAACATGGGGGCGATGCAAGACCCCGCGTTGGGGGTGCGGATTGTGCGCGAAAACGGCGTGCTGGTCGTCAAGTCGCCCAGCGCGACGGACGCGGTTTACATTTACGGAGACAATGCTTCGGGGGCGGCGAACCCGCCAAGCATCCGACTGCCGCAAGTGGGCAGCGACACGCTAATCGGGGAGATGTCGCTTGAGGGCGGGCGGCTGACCGTGTTCTCGGCTCAATTGGCGCGGCTGACCGGATTACAGGTACGAGTCACGGCGTGTCACCACCGAGGCGGGTATTGGGGCGGCGAAACGTTGATCACGCTGACGCCGACAGCGACGGCGAGTCAACATAGCTGGGCGCTGGTGGGGATCAACACGAAAACGAACGCGATTGCACAGGCATTGACGGCGAATCGGTCACTGGCGCAAGGATTGTTGCAAGCGGATATTGCCAGCGTGATCGCCGCCAATCCCGACGTGGATTGGCGGGGCGCGGTTGATTTGGCGAATGGTGATACGACGGTCAATGTGCTGCGAATAATCAACCTGCGGAATTTTGGTCAATCCAACCAAAAGACCAATTTCAGCGCGACGACTGCGCCGACGGTAGCCGATGATAGCGCCAGCGGGTACGGCGTGGGGTCGGTGTGGATTGATACGACGAACGATAAGGTGTACGTCTGCACGGATGCGGCGGCGGGGGCGGCATTGTGGAAACAGACGGACGGCGCGGGGAGTGTGACGAGCGTGGGGTTGACCCTTCCCGCAGAATTTAGCGTGACGGGTAGTCCGGTGACGGGGAGCGGGACGCTGGCTGGCGCATGGGCAACGCAGACGACAAACAAGGTATTTGCCGCGCCGAACGGCTCAACGGGTGTGCCGACGTTTCGTGCGCTGGTGGCGGCGGATATCCCGACGTTGGATCATGGCGCAAAACTCAGCGGACTAGCGGACGATGATCACGCGCAGTACGCGCTGCTGGCAGGACGGTCAAGCGGACAAACCGTTATCGGCGGCACTGCCATCACTGACATTCTCAAACTTCAAGGCACAGCAGGCAACGGCACTTTAACCGCCGCCGCCATCCAAGCATTGGTTGGCAACAATGGTGCTACGATTGCGACAACGATATTAAATAATGGGAATGTGGGGATTGGGACGATTGCTCCCAGCGCCAGACTAGAAGTAGCTGGAAGCACTGATGCTACTCAATTCATCGTCCGAGCCAATGCTACTCAGAGCAATTCCAATCCACTCATCAAGCTCCTTAGTAGTGGCGGGACAGAATTACTCAGACTCCATAGCGATAATACAAACAATCTGTTCTTAGGCAAAGACGCAGGACGAGTCAACAATGTTTCGGGCGTTGGAAATGAGGGGTTATATAACGCTTTTATTGGAAACGGTGCGGGCTTCTCCAGCACCACAGGGTATAACAGCACCTTTATTGGCGTAAGCGCGGGCTACTCCAACACCACTGGGTATAACAACACCTTCGTTGGTTCTTTTGCGGGCTACAATACCACCACAGGGAACAACAATACTGCACAGGGGAGTTACGCCCTCGTGTCCAACACCACTGGGTTTAACAACGTTGCACAGGGGAATTCCGTCCTCACGGCCAACACCACTGGGTACGAAAACGTTGCACAGGGGAATTACGCCCTCGTATCCAACACCACTGGGTACGGCAACGCTGCACAGGGACATTCTGCCCTCAACCTCCTCACCACTGGGATTAACAATACTGCACAGGGATTTCACGCAGGGAGCTTCATCGCTGACGGCTCAACCGCGAATGCCACTAGTAATCATTCTCTCTATCTTGGAATGTATACCAAAGCCCTCGCAAATGGAGACGCCAATGAAATCGTCATTGGGTACAACGCCATCGGGGTAGGGACTCATAGCGTGGTGCTTGGGAATGACAGTATTACCAAGACGGTTCTAAAGGGCAGCGTCGGGTTGGGAACGACGACTCCCGCCGCACGATTGCACGTCCTCAACACGACAGCGGGATCGCTCTCATCCGTCGTCAGCAGCGCCATCATCGGACGCAATGACACGGGTACGCCGTTAGCGGGGTTTGGCAGCGGACTGGCGCTGCAACTGGAAAGCAGCACGACGGAAAACACAGCGGTGGGGTCGATTGATTGGTTGTGGAACGTGGCGACTCATGCCAGCCGTGCGCCCGACCTCGTGTTCAACCTGATCGACTCGGCGGCGACGCGGGAAATCATGCGGATGCGGGCGAACGGGAGCGCGGGGGCGATTGGATTTTTCGGCGCGACTCCGGTGGTAAGAGCGGCGGCGCTCACCCAGACGCACAGCACGGCGGATAGGACGTTATCGGCGTACACGGCGGATAACGAAAGCGTCGCGTATACGGGGATTGATAATCTGCAAGCTGGAACGATCTACGGACAGGTGGCAGATGTCAATGCGCTGCGCGTGGCGTATGAAAATTTGAGGGTGTTCGCTGAGGATTTGGCGGCGTTCGTGAATGCGCTGGTGGATGATATGCAAGGGTATGGCTTGGAGCAGTAAAAGACGCCTCACCCCCGACCCCTCTCCCAAGGGAGAGGGGAGACAAGCAGTCTCACCCCCGTCGCGGGAAAGCAGCCTCACCCCCGACCCCTCTCCCAAAAGCAGGAGAGGGGAGACAAGCAAAAATAGAGAAAGAGAAAGATCGTGGCATTGACGGCACAGGAAAGTAATTTTATCGGGCGGTTGCAGCAGAAGGCAGCCGTGTTACTGGATTTACGTGACGATTTGCAACGGGAAATCGCGCTGTACAACGCTGAGGGATTTGGACAGAGCATCACAGATGCCGACCTGCAAATGGTGGGCGATTACGGGCATATCACGCAAGCGAAGATGTTGGGCTGCATCACAGCATTCTCTGACGTGTTGACCGCACTAGGTGACGATGTGAGCGGGCAAGCGGTCAACCTAGTCAAGATGCGAGGGTAATGTTGAATCAGGAGATGATCGCTGAAAAGCTGCGACGAAATGAGGAACGCGAGATGAGCAATCAGGAGTGGGCGGCTGAGAAGCTGCGACAAATTGCGGAGCGCGAGAAGATGATCAACGCGCTAGTTCAAGAGCATCAACTGGTGATCAATCAGTTGTTGACTGAGGCGGTAGAACTGCAAGGTCAGCGGAAACTGCTGGCAGAAATACTGCCGCCTGATGGGTCGTAGAAAGGTTATTATCGTCGCGCTGATCATGCTGCTGGCGGGGATGGGGGTGGGGGCGCTGCGCGAAAATCCAAAGGCTGAATTTATGCTGGCGCTGCCGCCGGATGTGTGGCTGGATGATACGGGGTTGAATGTGGCGGCGCTGGCGTCGATTGTGGCTGATGAGACGGAACAGGAGGGAGTGATGGACGCGCTTCGGGGGTATTACGAGAGCAACCGTGAGGCACTGGCGTCGATATTTGATGAGGATGATGATACGCGATTGCGCGGTTTATTCGGCATGTACATCGTTCATCTTGCCGTACCGTACAACGTGGTTATTGTGCCGCCGACGACACTGTTTGAATTTGTAAACGCGCCCAGCGCCCATTGTGGAACGTACAGTGTGGCGCAGTCGTGGATTTATGATGCGCTGGGAGTGGAATGGCGGATTGTCATCGTTGACGGCGGCTGGCATGGGCTGATTGAAGTCGACGTGGGCGGCAGTTGGGAAATCTTCGACTCGACGGTGAACATGTGGATTGATCGCAGCGTAGAGCAACTGCTGGCGGGTGAGGTGCGGACGTATCGAACGTTCTATACGCCGATTTTGGATGAGAATGCGTCGGAAATATATCGTGATCACATGGCGGGCGGTTGGGATGTGCTTGGATTGCGCGAGGGGCTGCCGCTGTGGGGCGTAAGCGTGTTCCCGACGCGCTGGGAAGTGGCGCAGTCGTGAGCGGGTTTGTGTACCGATTTAATCCAGATCAACTTAAGCCGGATGCGCGGGCGTGGTATGACCGCTTGACTCCACTGCTCGATCAACCTGTGGCGCGGGGGCGGACGAATGATGATTATGCGCGGACGGTCAAGGAACGATACGCTGCGATATTGGCGGCGTATTTGGCGACGGGGGATGCCGGATTGATTGATCGGCTGGTGACGCTGATGGATGAGGCGGCGCTGCATGAGATGATCGTCGGGGTCGATTTGTGGGAGTCGTTTGTGTGTGCGACGATGGCGCTCCATGCGCTGGTGTTGGCGCAACACGGGCGCAATAGGGACTCGATCAGGTGGGTCAATCGGATCATGGAACGGTACAAGCGCATCCCGCAGGATAATTTGGCGCATCCCTACGCGGCGGGGATTGAGAGCCTGCACTATCTGTCGCTGCTGGGGGCTGATGGTGATTACGCGGCGCGGCGGGATAAGGCGGTTGAGGTGTTCAAACGGCATGTGGTCACGGGGGATGATGGGACGGTGAGTTGGGATCAGCGTATGCCGATCACGAAAAGTCATGCGGCGCTGGGGAGTCCTGATTTCAATTACGTGCGGTACACGGTATCAAGCGTGATCCTGCTGCATGAGGCGGGGTGTACGCTGATCGATCCGGCGGTGCTGGCGCGGACGATTGCGATCAAGATGTGCGTCGGCGGGAAGCTGGCGTACAACCTTATTGGTGATGCTGCCGGAAAGGATGGGCGCACGATGAATCTGGACAAGTGGCGCACATCGAATATGGCGCTTTTGGCACGGTGGAACTTGGATTTACGACGTTTCAATGAGATGGCGTGGAGGGCGGGCAGCCTGAATATCGCGGCGGCTCAATTGTGGACGGGGCTGGGCGGGTAAAAACATGGTCGATGATAAGGGAAAATTTGTTGACACAGAAGAAACGCGGAAAATAATCCGCGCTGAGATGGCGCCATTTAGCCGACGACTAAATAAGCGACTGGATAAGATTGAGGATCGAGTCTCGGTGGCGGAGAAGGAAGCAAGCCTTGCGATTGCTGGTTACGACTTGATCAGCAAATTGTTTACGGAGAAGTTTGACAAGATTGATCACAAACTTGACAACCAGCAAGCGGAGATTATCAGCCGACTGGATACTACGGAAAAATGGATAGGCGGGCGGCGGCGCTGGGAGCGGGCGGCGGTGAGGGTGTCACAGGTGGCGGTGGTGGGCGTGCTGCGGCGGTGGTTGCCGTTTTTGATTGTGTACGGCTTTATGCTTATTTTGTGGTGGTTTTTTGTGAGCGCAATGGGGGCAATATAATATGAACGGTGATATGTTGGGCTGGGTGATCGCGGCGCTAATTCTAGTGGTATTGGCGTTGGTGACGGGGGTGATTATCATCTCGAACAAGGCGGTCAATACGTCGGGGGAGCAGTATCCGGCTGCGACTATGGATCGGTTGGAGTCACTGATTAAAATCGTGTACGCGGGGGCGAAAATGACCAAACCCACCTTTGACGAGGAAGGGGTGAAACTGTGGGCAGAGCTACAGGGCTTCACGGTGGAGATTGGCACGGCGGGGGAATTGATACTCAAGCGTCCGCCAGTGGTGTCGCCGCCCGCAGCGGCGGGGTAAAGACGCCTCACCCCCGACCCCTCTCCCTTGGGAGAGGGGAGACAAGCGACTGAAACTGGTCGCTTTTTGATTCCGTCAACCGCTTACAAATTGTAAGAGGTCGACGGAAAGACGCCTCACCCCCGACCCCTCTCCCAGAAGCAGGAGAGGGGAGACAAGCGGCTTACGAACGGCTGCCCCGGCGTGGATTAGTCATCCACACCTGAAAATCGCCTACGCGGATGGCGTACCGCCCCTTCGCGTCTTTTTTTGCGGGCAACTTTCCCGCATTGATTTCATCCTGGATAAAACGCCGAGTCACCCCCGCACGCTCGGCGGCGTCGGTGACTCGGATTGTTTCATCAGGCAGCAGGACGCGCCCGCTTGCCCCCCGCGATGTTTGCCAGAGCCGGAAGGCTTTTGCGGCGACTTCCGGCTGCCCGTCCGCCAGCGCGCCGAGCGCCATGAGCGCCAAATTCCACTGTCCATTCGCGGGGTAAATCACGTTCTTGGACTCCATCCATGCACGCGCTGCTTCAAGCAGCGCCTCCTCTTCGGGCAGTGTTTCCGAGAGGGCGATGAACAGCGCCCGTGCCTCTTTAATTTCCATGATGCCTCTTTCTGAGCAGTTTAACGCCATGCTCAGGGCGATGGAATTATTCGCGTGCGCTCTCAGCGACCTGCGCGAGTTTTTCTAACTCGTCCAACACCGCTGAGTATTCATCGGGAGACCCATACTCCCGAACCGCGTATAGGGCGTTTTCGACTGAAAGAAGGATATACTCGCTCGACTCAATCGAGTCTACGAATGCCCAGTACACGCGCTCCCAGTGGGCTTGCATTTCCCACTCATTGCGCACCGTGACATCCCCCGCGAGTTCGGGTATTGTCTTTCCGTGGGCTGGCTTCCACATCTTCATCACCTGTGCCAAATTGCTTTTGTCCAACAATCCCGCGATTACCCCCGCACGGGCGTCCAGTTCTTTCCCGCGTAGGCGCGCAGCGTCCAGTTCGGCGAAGTGGATGATTTCTTCCCCAGTGGAGAACGGACACACTGAAAATTCCTGGCGGACAATATCAGCAATCTCTTGCCGAGCGGCTGCTCCCGCCGCCCCCACTTCTGCCGCTGACCCTGCGACCCAAATTACAGAGGCAACGTGGGTCGCTGATTCCGCTGTGCGGGCTGCGCAGCCTGCCGCCCATGCCGCTGCCCGCAGCGTAATCGCATTCGCTGATGCTGCTGTTTCCGCTGAATCAGCAGTCTTCCACGCTTCCGCACGCGACTGCTCCTCTGACGGAGACGCGGGCTTATCCGTCGTCCACGCTTTCTCTACCAACATCGCCAAGTCCGCCGCTGCCAGTTCCGACGCCTCTTCCGCTTCCGCTGCTTCCTCTTCCAGTGCAGCTGCCACTGCTGCTGCCGCTGCCGCTGCTGCTTGTACCGCCTCTAGGCTGGCTTTTCCTGCCAACCAAGCCCCCGCCGTATTGACGGCTTCCCGTAAGATGGGGTTGCTCAGTAAACCCCAAACGGCGTTTCCGCCGCTGACTTGCCGAACAATACGGCAAGAAATCTCGACTGCCGTATTGTTGTTTAATGTGCCTGTCTGCCCCAACAGGCATAACATCCAGTCCCCGCGCCCACAATCATCCCACGCTTCCTGCGGCGATGCGAACTCACCCGCCCGCAGCCAGCCAGCCGCTTTCGGGCAGGCATCGTACATTTCGATAAGCTTTTCGACCCAATTCATGTCCAACATTTTATTCGTTCCTTCTGCCCCATTGGGGCTGATTTTGGCGTCTGGCGGACGCTGCGCTTATTACAACACAAGGGTAGGGCGTGGAGTTATTCGCTGCCGAGCAAAAACTCATAGCGTGACGAGACGCTATCTGCCCCAAAATCGTAGGTGCTTGTGGTCTCCACGAGGTAAAGTGTCCCCGTAGTCCCCTTGATTTCGACCGCACCGAGATCGGTTACTTTCATACGTTTGCTTTGATTGCAACCGTATGAGGGATAGTGCTTGTACACCGCAGTCGGTGCGGTTGCGACCACTGAGGTATACAACCCATTATGAAAAAAGATTTGTGCCAACATTGTGTGTTTCCTTCTGCCCCAATGGGGCTAATTGTTGGCGTCTGGCGGACGCCTCGCTTATTCACTCAATCAATCAATCAATAACACCATTATACTCCTAAGAACTTGTGAGTGTCAAGTAGGCAAAATTCAGCCCCCCCCTAGAAAAAGGGGGGGGCTGAGGGAATGCACTTTCTAGCGCCCACGTAGGGTGTCGCCTCACCCCCGACCCCTCTCCTGCTTTTGGGAGAGGGGAGACAAGCGAGGGCATTATTTTTCAGGAATCCATACATGATCCCGATGCTCAATCTAATGCTATGACCGGGCGAAAATTACGGGTAGATGATGCGCTGATCGGGCGATGATTTTGAGGCGTCCGCTAGTGGTGTCGCCGCTGATTAGTAATCGGGGTCGTCGTAATCGTCGTCGTATTCACCCGTCTCGTACTTCAACTCTTCTAGGCATTCAAAACAGACGCCGTGCTGCCCCATCGTGTCATCATCACCACTGCCCAGAACGAAGTATCGACACATGGGACAAAACCCCTCTTTGCTTGCCTGTTCCCATGTCAGCAGTCCCGCGCTCGTGGCATCGGGATAGGTGTATTCCTGTTTTTCTTCTGTGTTTTCGCTCATGCTTTTCTCCTTAGACGAATTGGCGAATAGTGTAAAGACGCCTCACCCCCGACCCCTCTCCCAGAAGCAGGAGAGGGGTGACAAGCGAGGGCGCGTTCTAAGACATCACGCGATAGACTGTCATATTGGGACCGCATATTTCGCCATCCATCATGACCTGATAAACACCGAAGCGCCCGTTTTGATAGTCCTTTAGGAGTTTCCCGACATACGATATATTCCGCTTCGACTCCTCCGGATCGGGCGTATGTTCCGTCGACGACACTATAACGCCGTCGGTGACCAGCACCTCGTAGTATTTGTTGGCGAACTTGCCGTTGATGCTTGCATCTATAAAGTTTTCACGCTTCATGGTTTTCTCCTTAGACGAATTGGTAAAGACGCCTCACCCCCGACCCCTCTCCCAGAAGCAGGAGAGGGGAGACAGGCGAGGGCATTAGCGCAGAGTCACGGCTGCGGATTTGTGGCGCAGCAGCTTAAGCATCTGTTCTGTTGTGAGGACGGAGCGGCGCGGAAACTCGACATAATCTTTGGACGTTGCAGGAATAGGGCGGATAACACGGTATTTCATGAAACTTCCTTATGCTCACTAATGGCTATGCAGATTGTGGATTGATCGACAATTACGCTTGTATGGCTGTCGTCGAGATATATACGGAATTGACCAACGTGTAGGCTAGGACTCTCTTCGGATGTACCTACATGCCGGAAAGGTCGTAATTCTCCATTATTCGCCCGATACCGCACTTTATATTTACCCGATCTCCAATACTCCTCTTCACTTACAAGTAGCTGCGGAACAGTCAGCATAATCATAACCCCCCCCCTTAACCGAACTGGACATAATTGGCGAGTGTGGATGTATCATAGTCTGGTTTTGTGCCGATATAGCGGAGAGTCACGGCAGCGTCTTTGTGGCGCAGCAGCTTCTGAATGTCTGGAATGGACATGCCCGCATCGTGGGCAATGGCGGCGGCTGTGCGGCGGGTATCGTGCGCTGCAAGGGCTAATGAGTCGCCCAGCGCGGCGCGGGTCGTGCGCTCGATGATGTCACGGATACCCTGCGGGGATAACCCCCGTAATGGGGTGAAGCCGTTCACCCCATTGTGAGCATAATTATCCCCGTGTAGCATCGGCTGCCAGATGGGAATATCCCCGACGATGCGGCGGGGATCGTCGTCGGGGAGATCGGCATTGTACATTTCGACCCACGCCATAATATCGGCGTAGGCGCGGGCGCTGATTGGCACGGGGTCTACGTTAGAACGCTTGCCGCGCACGGTGATGAGGTAGACCGTGCCGGAGGGAGTTATTGAATTGAGCGTGATGCGCTGTAACTCAGCGAGGCGTAACCCCGTGCTGAATGCGACGTGCAGTAGGGCGTAATCGCGCAATCCGGGGCGGTGTAGACGGTTGATCGCACGGAGCGTGGCGTTGACCTGCTGCATTGAGAGCCGGATAAACTGTGGACTCCAGAGTGGCGCTATGTTGGTGGTCGTGTCGGGGCGGGGGGACTTGACCGCCCCGGCTGCCCGGATGTGGTCGCGGCATTCAGCAATATAATCGCGCTCGCTGCCTGTGAAATTTGTGATGCGCTGCCCGGCTAGTTTCGTGAGAAACAAGCGGACGGGCGCGAGATACTTGCTGGACACGGTGGTCGGCTTGAGATTGCGCGTGGTGAGCAAATGCGCAATGAACCCGCTCAACAGGTCTTCGGTGGGTAGGGCGACATTTGCCCAATCGAGGAAGTAACGCAGTCCATCCTCGTATGCCCGCCATGTATGCTTTTCAGCGGTCCGTGACGACGGTAGGGTAGCGACGTGGGCGGCGACGGCGGCGAACGCTGCGCGGGGGTCGAAGTAGCGCAACCACGCGCTATCGGTGAATGAATCTTGTGATATACTCCCACTGATGGGTAGAGCTAGTTCTGAAGGCATTCTATCCTCGCTTTCCATAATCGGTTTTCTACCAACCCTGTAGACGCCGGACAAAACCCCGATTTAATCCATCGGGGTTTTTGTTTGGTTGATATGTAACCCATTATACAGTCAAAACCCCGCCTATGTCAAACAATTGATACGATATATCATACGTAATGTTTGACAATATCAAAAATCCGTATTAGTCTTATTGTAGGGTGAAAGGAGAACCGATGAAACGTCAAATTCTACGCAATCGATTTAGTGTGCTGCTGGCTGAGAAAGCCTATCGTGAGGGAAAGGCAAGTATCCCAAGAAGCGACGTGGTTAAGAAAACGGGACTGGCTAAAACCACTGTAGATCGCATAGCACATAACGCCGTGTCAATGTATGACAACAAAGTTGTGATCGCAATTTGCAATTATCTTGGCTGTACGCCGGGTGATTTGCTGGTGATAGAGGAAGTGGAAGAATCTAACGGGATGCCCGCGCAGCGCCTAGCCGTAGCAAGTTAGCACGCTGCGCGGTCACGACCCACAGCACAACTATAGCGCATTTGATGCACGAGGGGCAACCAAACTTCGGATCGAGCCGGAGCGTGTACATCGGTGATCCCGCCTAAAGTTTGACGACCAACAGCGGGATCACCTAAAGAAATGAAAGGCTGCGAAGTAGGCAGCAAAGCTCCTTAACAATCTAATCGGGAATACTTTTAATCTCCTAAACGGAAACTAGCAACACTCGAACAGAGGTTGCCAAAAGGAGAACCCCCAAACAGAGTCAAGGTGGGGGGGATCAGGGTGATCCCCCAGTCGGGGTAGCGGGACTTGAACCCACGACCTCTTATACCACGATCAATGTTGCATGTATAAAGGGTTCTCCATTTGAAGCCCCCAAAGCGAGGGGTTAGCGCCCAAATTTGACAATATTGTCGGGGGAGTCTTTAAGGGTGGATGGATCGGTTGCCAATTCGTGCAAGGTTTTCTTTGCTGATTCCCAGTCACCCGGATAATAGCTATTTAAGGTGATTAGCACGTCGGAATGACCGAGTGCGGTGGCGGCGATGGAAGGGGCAATACGAGCGTCGGCGTACTGATGCCCTTTACGGTGGCGCAAGGAATGGGAACTGAGAACCCGGACGCCCGCTTTCGCGGCGGCGCGACGGATGATGAGACTGATATTTTCCGGCTTCATCAACGCGCCATCAAACGAGAAAATATAGACACCCGTGAGTGAGCCTTTGAGCGAACCGCGATAGGCGAGCCACTTGACTAGCGCGACCTGACAATGTTCCCCGAATGCGATAAAGCGCGGCTTATCCCCTTTTTCGGTCACTTTCGCCGTCCTCTCCCGCCAATTAATGTCTTGAAGGCGCAACCCCGCAGCCCCTCCCCGACGGCAACCGCTGTCTGAGAGGAAAATCACCAGCGCATAATCTCGCGGTTTGTAACGCACAGCGTCGATGATGGCAGAGAGTTCTGCATCGGACATGGCTTTATCACGGGATATGGCACGGGGCAGCTTGCGCCCTTTGATGACCCGTGCGGGGCTTTTCTCCAACTTATCAATTTTCACTATCCAGTTGAAGAACGTCTTCACCGTGATCACGTGCTTCTGCACGGTGGCGAGGGCGTATCCCCGTTTGCTGAGCATCTGGAAGTATTCAATCAACAGTTCTGGCGAAATGTCGGACAACTCGCGGGCGGGACCTACCCAGTCTCGCAAAGATTTGAGCGGCTGAAGATAGGACTTGGCGGTGGTTGGTTTGTGTTCACCGAGAAATAGGTCGATGGCTTTCAGTAGATTCATAAAACATCCCTCTTGAATGAAGTCAATGTAGATGCAAAGGAACGAGGTAACGCAGATGGACGATCAACACGCAACTTTTAAGGATATTCAAAAACCGCGAATTGAGATACGCACGTTCGCGGGGATGGTCGGGCAAGCGGCTGATGAACAACTGGCAGCCGCCATGAACGACGGATGGGAAGTCTTGAAGATCAGCGCGACGAGCATCCGACTGGGTGAGGCGGACGGGGTGGAGCATTTTGAGGTCGTCAAGCTGATGCGGTTGGTCGATGAAGACGACGACGCCGCAGCCCCTGCAACAGAAGCCGCCGCAGCCCCAACCCCTGCAACAGAAGACGCCTCAGCCCCAACCCCTGCAACAGAAGACGCCTCACCCCCAACCTCAGAAGACGCCTCACCCCCAACCTCAGAAGCCGCCTCAGCCCCAACCTCAGAAGACGCCTCACCCCCAACCCCTCTCCCAAAAGCAGGAGAGGGGAGCGAGGACGGGATACTGATGAGCGACGGGCGTCCGCCGATCCCGCCGCCGGGTAGCAAACAGGTGGTTACGGGCATGGTCGTCGGTATGGACGCCAGTCGGACGCCGCTTGAGGATGTGAGCTTCGCTGAGGCGCTGGCAAGCGGGTGGTACAGCGGGGCGGAATTGATCGAGATTGGCAACCGGGAGATACAGGTGGCGGGTCGAAATCTGTTGTGGCAGCGGCAACAAAATCGCGCCGGGCGGGAATGGACAGGACTTGTGATGCGCTTGCCGGACGCCGTGCCAGCGGGGTAAAGACGCCTCACCGAGCGGGGGGTAGTGAAATTAGCCTCACCCCCGACCCCTCTCCCAAAAGCAGGAGAGGGGAGACAAGCAAGAATCGTAAGGGAAAGCAGGGAAGGGGATCGAGATGGGCGAACAAACGATTTATCAGCAGCAGGTGTTGGCGGAAATTGTCACCGCTGTAGGGATGGGCCCTGATGTGACGCTGGATCAGATCGAACAGCGTCTTGGCACGTTGTATGTGCAGCACAAACACGCGAATGACGATGCGGCGATGCTATTGATCAATGAAGCGTGGGCGAAAATCCAGAGCATGGCGCAGACAACGGGGCAGGCGATTGATATTGCCGCCGCTGCACGGGAAATGCTGACACAGACTGTGGGTCAACGGGACGCGGTGATTGCGGAACATCAGACGTTGCAAAAGGCGATCAAGGATGGGGATGTTGAGCATCCCGACTTGAGCGACTTGGTGGAAGCCGTGCAGGAAATGATCGAAGACGACCTGATGGCGAGTGGGGTGTATATGTCGCCGAACCCCGGTGATGACATTGTGAACAACGCAATGATCGATGTGTCGGTGACTCAGGCAGAAATATTTCACGATGCTTTGACGGGGCAGCGGTTGTACACCCTCGATGACGAAACCGCTGAGATGCTACGCGGGGAGTTGAAGGATTTCATCACCCAATTTGTATGGAAGGTCTACTGTGCGGAACTCGAACGCGATAAGCAACTGCAACCCGTCAGTGATGATACGGAAGATTGGAGCGACGAATCATGACGACCACAGGGGTGCTGCGGACGATTGATGACGTGGTGAGCGACGTTTACGGGCGGCTGGCGGGGATACAGAATGTCCTTTATCACAAGTCTGCCAGTCAAGAGGAACTGCATCGGGTATGGGCGGACGTGCAGTTGATGGCGGCTGCGCTCAAGGACGGGGATCAACTGCTGGCGCTGTCGATTATGGCGAGCATTGATATGGAATTACAGCGCGACTCGGCGATCAACGCGGTGGCGGCGCAGCGGGCAGGCTGGATCGCGTTCGCTGAGAAGCAGGAGCGGCGGGTATTGGCGGCGGGGCTGGCGTTGGATAAGGAAGGAATCGACGAGGACGCGATCCGGCGGGCGTTGGATTATTTGGCGGGGGCGATTGGTGGGGATGTGAGCGAGGGCGCTCAAATGGACGCGGCGCGGGCGCTGCAACGGCTGGGCGAAGAACTCAATCAGAAGGGGGTGTAAGGGTGAGCATGAAAGTGATCACACTGACGAACGAAAAAGGCGGCGTGGGTAAGACCACGATGGCGCTGCATATCGCGGCGGGGCTGGCGTTGATGAATAAGCGCGTGCTGCTGATTGACAGCGATCCGCAGGGGCATGTGGCGCATCAGTTGAAGATGAAAGATTATGGCGGGCTGTATCGGCTGCTGATTCAGGACGAGGAATGGAAAACGGTGCTGCGTGAACCGGAGTTTGCGCGGTGGGGCGGTAAGTTGGCAACGTCGGGGCGGCTGCTGGTGCTGCAAAGCAATATCGAAACGCGGGGAATCCCGCTGATGACAGGGAACACCCGATTGCTGCGGGAGCGGCTCGTAGAACTGGACGGGGTACTCGATTACGTGGTTATCGATACGCCCCCTACCGCGTCGATGTTGCAAGCGATGGTATTCGCCGCGACGGACTATGTATTGTTCCCGACGTTGTGTGAGTCGTTGAGCCTCGATGGGCTGGCGAAAAGCACGTTTCACGTGCAGGAGCAAAATGAAGCACGCCCAGAACACGGGTTGAGCGGCGAGGCTGTGCTGATGGGGGTGATTCCGACAATGGTCAATATGCAGACGGCGGCGCATTGTCACGGGATTGATTTGTTGGAAGAACATTTCACAAAAAAGTATGGCAACAGCAACCTCATCTGGACGCCGTTCGCACAACGGACGATCTGGCGTGAGGCAGGGTTTGCGCAAAAGACGTTATTCGCCTATGAAGCGCATCACGAGGTGACGACAGAAGTCGCCTTGATGGTTGAGAAGGTGGCGTCCCATGCGGCGTAGAAACTTCGAGCAGGACGACCCACTTGAGCAACCGTCACGGAACAATTTACAAGACTTCGATGAGTCGATGTATGGCGCTTTGCCGGGGATACCGGACAGCGGGCGGGTGATTGCCAAGCCGACGGATATTTACTCGATGCGCCCGGATCGGCGGCAGCCGCGACGGTTGCTACCGCAAGCAGTGCGCGGGAGTTGGGACGGTGATCCTGTGGATGTGCCGATTCTGCTGGGGCGCTGGCTCAATCTGGTATCGACGTGGCTGGGGGTCAAAATTCCGATTGAGGACGCAATCGTCGGGGCGTGGGAACCTCAGTTGACTGACGCGCAAAAAGCCGACCCGGTGGTCGCGCAGTTTCTGGAAACGATCAGCCTAGCGGTGACGATCAAACATGATGGTCAACGTGACCCGGTGGAATATGCGGGGGATGTTCTGATCGACGGGGAGCGGCGCTGGTGGGCGTTTCATATGCTGAACCTGTGGGTGGGCAGCGATTACGCCAAAATCCTCGCGGTGGTCAAGCCTAAGCCCGATGTGTGGGCGCAAGCGACGAAGAATGGCGCACGGGTGGGACTGAATGCGGTCAGCATGGCGCGGCAGATTGCACTGCTGATTATGGATATGTATGAGCAGGACGCGGGCGCGGATTTTAATACGTTTGATGCGCTGGTGCTGCCGGGTGAGATTGACCGCCGCTTTTATGCACAGGTGCGGGATGGGAATTTGTACCCGATCAAGCGCGGGATGACCGAACGTGTCAAGAGCGTGATCGGCGTGAAATCTGACAGCGCGGTCCGCAATTACCGGGCGCTGCTGTCAATACCCGACACGCTGTGGCTGAAAGCGGATGAACAGAACTGGACGGAATGGCAAATCCGCGATTATTTGGTCGCCGTGAAAGCTGATAATGCTGATGTGACTTTATTGCATGGCGTTGCGGACGTGACGGTATCGGGGGGGGGAATCGCCTCACCCCCGACCCCTCTCCCAGAAGCAGGAGAGGAGAGACAAACGGGCGGGGTGTATGTGAAGCCGCCGCCGATCCTCCCGGCGAGGTATGACGACGAGTTTGAGGACACCGAAGAGGAGATTGAGGAAGCCGATTACCCCGATTACGAGGCGCAAGAGTCACAGGTGGCGATCCTCGCCGGGTGGACGGCAAAGGGTCACAACGCGGGGGCGGTGCTGGCATTTATGAAGCAACTGGCGTCCGCCAATCCTAAACTGCGCCTGAGAATCACCGAATTGATGACCTACAGCCGCGAGAATTTAAGAAAGGATCAGACGGGGACGCGAGAAGGCTGGTGGGAGACGTATCTCGATACCGCCAGTGGTTGGTTGGGAGAACTACTGGAGCGGGAAGTCGTCGCGGTGCTTATGGCGTACTTTGAGCATTTGCGGGAACAAGAGCGGGAAATCCGCGCGAAGAATGAACGGCGACGGTGAGGGGGGATTATGGGGGCGTGGGAACGTCAACCGGGGGGGGTGTACCCGTCGTGGATGAGTGACCCGGTGAAGCTGGCAAAACGGCGGGTGACTGAACTGTGGGTCGGGCAGACGGTGAGAATCACGATTGCCGGGAGTGATTATATAGTCGAGCGTGTCCCGTCTAGGTATGGAGTGTCGGGGCGAATTGTGGTGCGACAAGGCGGTCACGTGGTGTTGGAGGCGTCAAACATCCATGAAATTATCGACTGGATAAGCGGGGGGAACATGGCTACGAGAATTTCAGACAAGGCGATTGAACTTTTGCGAGAATTGGCGGCGGCGGGCAAGGTGGGGATTGCCCGGAAGCGTTTGGGCTATGCGGCGAATTTGGTCGCGTCGCTGGAACGGAAGCAACCGCCGATGATCATCAACGTGAGCGGGCTGATTACGCTGACGATTGCGGGGGCTGAGTACCTGCGGGGGCTGCCTGAATTTGACACGCCTGTGCCGGATATGGGTATGGGTGATGCGCCTCAAGTCCAAGAGACGCCGTTCCCTCGGATAAGCGGGGGAAACATGGCTACGGGAAGTTTAGGCAAGGCGATTGAACTTTTGCGGGAATTGGCGGCTGCTGAGGGGGGGGTGACACGCAGCACCCTGAATTATCCGCGCAGTTTGGTTAAGTGGCTGGAAGATTATGGGCTGCTCGTTGAGGAGGATGGGAAATTGTGCATCACGCCGATCGGGGGGGCGTATTTGCGACGACCTGAATTTGATACGCCGATCAACACGCCTCACCCCCAACCCCTCTCCCAACCGCAGGAGAGGGGAGAAGAGCCGGGCGCGCTGGTGCGGGTTGTGCTGGCGGACGGATTTGAGTTAGCCGAGGTGGTGCGCCATTCGTACAGCGAAATGGTCAGCGGACAAATCGTGATTTATCTCACCGTAACCGAGGCGCTGGCATTGGCGCTGTATCCACAACTGAACTACGTGCGTGCGGCGCTGGGAATGGCGGGCGTGGAAACGACGGTGAGCGCGGATTTGACTATCCGGCTGGTGCAAGAGCAAGACGACTACAGCCCGTTTTAGGCTGGCATAAATAGTATTCTATCAACTAACAAAGAGAGGAAATGATCATGGCGAATTACGGATTATTCAGCGGTAAAGAGTTGGTGCGTGTTGGGGATCATATGGCGGGGCTGCTGCCCTACACGGCGGGCGTAAGCGGGTGGCGGATTGTGCGGTGGTCTGATGGTGTGGTGATGGCGCAGCAGGTGACAAAGGACGAGCGCGTGTTGTATTCGATTACGGCGTATGTGGGGGCGCATCCGAAGGCGACGCCAGTAGACGTACAAATGAAATTCGGCGGGTCGCTGGGGGGCGCGATCAAGCTGCTGGCGCAATGTGAGATTGCCGGGTTGATCACCTCGGAAATGCAAGTCAAACGGAACAAACACGTCGGTGTACGGGTCTACAGCATCAAGGCGGCGTGAAAGACGGTTGTGGAAAGCGAGGATGGGTAAAGGTTATGGGTGCGGATTTTAAGGTGATCGTCCATGAAGGGACGGAGCGGGCAGAGAATTTTATGAAGGTGTTCGGGCGGCGTGAGGTCAATGTGAAATCATTTGTCCCCCACTGGGCGAATGTGCCGGGATTTGATGAGCCTCAACGGGTGTACATGCTCGATTTGGCGATGTTGACGCCGGATGAGCGGGCGCGAATGGTGACCCATCTGGCGGGAATGTTCGGCTTGACGGAAGCGCGTGCGAGTGACGCAATCGCTTCTATTGGTGTGCCGATTCTGGCGAGTGATTGCACGCTCGTAATTGAGAACCCGCATAAGTGGCTGGACTGACATTGACGCATGGGGGAATCGGGCGGGGAAGCAACCCCGATTCCCCCATTGGTGAGGAATGAAAGGGAAATTATGAGTACAGGGGCGCGGCTGGTTAGTCTGCCGATCAAGATGGATATGCTGCTGATACGTCAGGAGTATCTGGCGATCACCAATGGGGATGCGTGCGCGGCGGCGCTGCTCAACTGGTTTGAGCGGCTGACGCTGTGGCTGAAAGAAACGGGTAAAGCCGGGTGGATACGCATCTATCAGGCGGCGGGAGCGGACATCGAAGGGCGCTGCGAGAAGGGTAAGGCGGAGTGGATTCGCATCAGCAACCAGACGGCGCTAGGCGCGGCGCTGCTGGGCGCATTTAAAGGAAGTCAGGTCAAGACGGCGATGAATTTGCTGCGGCGGCTGGGCTTCATCACGGCGGCGGATGGGGGCGTCAATCGGTACGACAAGCGGCTGAAGTATACGTTGGTCGTGGAAGCGGTACAGGATGCGATCAACGCGGCGCTGAATGGCGGCGAAAGTTCGCCCATCGAAACACCGTCGGGGACTGATGGAACGGACACGGGCGACTCATCGAATGGTCAAAATACACCACTCGATAAGTCGCCGGTGACTTATCGAGTGGTGGCGGGCGACCTCTCTCCATTAAAAGATCAGGTATTAGATCAGGAATCATTGAATCAGGTATTAGATCAGGGACCTGAGTCAGCAGCAACAAAACGCGCGGACGAGGACGACATCCATCATCCACCAGCGGCGGGAGAATGGCTGAATGAAGGGCAAGGGCAAGAACCAAACGCCTTCGAAGCAATGAGCCACTCGCTGCGCCGACTAGCCTCACCCCCCCATTCCGCGCCCCCCCCTCTCCAAAACGGCAACGCGGCGATTGCCGCGTTTGAGGCGAACATCGGCAAGGCGGGCGCGGTGGTACAGGATGCGATCAACGCGGCGGTGATCACACACGGCGCGGCTGATGTGATTGAGAAAATCGAGAAGGCGGCGAAGCATAGTGCGCGGGGCTGGGCGTATGTCGAGCGGATGTACAGCGAGAAAACGCCGACGCGGGAATCTAACGACAAGCGGTGGGTTGACGCCGACGCGGGGGACGAGATATTGGAACGGGCGGAGGAAAGACGGGCGGCACGTGAGGCGCTGCCGCCTCATGAGCGGGTGTGGGCAGCTGTGTATGAGCGGTTGGGACTGCAACTGGATAGACACCTGTTTGAAACGTGGGTGAAAGATGTGTCGCTGCTGCGCGTTGAGGGCGGCGTGGAGGGTGGCGTGGAGGGCGGCGTGTATGTGATCGGCGTGGCGAATAAGTATGCCGTGCAGATACTAGGCGAGCGGCTGAAACGGCAGCTTGTGCGGACGCTGCAGGAATTTGCGGGTGTCGGCGCGGACATGCGGGTTGAACTGGTGGAAGTGGGGGAAACGACGTGAGCGACGGCGTAAGAATCAAGGCGAGTGATGCGCGGGGACGTGCGGACACGATCAAGCAGGCGCTTGAAGATTTGTGTGACCGGATTGTGATCGCCGGGTCGATGCGACGGGGTAAGGAGGATGTTGGGGATGTGGAGATCGTCGCGCTGCCCCATCGTGCGCCAGAACTGCTGGCGCGGTTGGATGCGCTGGTGGCGGCGGGCGTGATCACGAAAGCGCGATATGGCGCTGGGGCGACGCGGTGGGGGGTGAAGTATCGCGGGCTGATGTTCGAGGGGCTGCGGATTGAGGTGTTTCTCGCTGATCAACACAACGAGGGGTACATCCTGTGGCTACGGACGGGCCCGGGGGACGCCAATCAGTATGTGATGCAGGAATGCATCCGCCAATCCGCGCCGTACCGGGCGGAGGGGGGCTATTGGCGCGTCAAGGGGGACGGTGACAATCCTGAGCCCGAGGCAAAGCGAATCAGCGTGCCGGATGAGAAAGAAATGTTTCGGCTGCTGGGCATGGCATGGGTCGCTCCTGCGGAGAGAACGCTGGCAATGTATCGCCAGATGATGCGAAATGTGAGCTGGGCGCAGCAGGTGACGTTTGTGCCGGATGAACCGCTGGTGTCGGTTCAATCCACGATGTTTTAGGCGTATAGAAAGCGATTTATCAATGCACACGATGCTATTTGAGAAGCCGATTTCAGACATCGCACGGTTGTTCAGGATCGTATCTATCGTGCAGGAGCGTCAACGCAACATGCCGCCGGATCGGGGCGTGCTGCCTGTCACCGTACAGGCGTTCATCGACGAATACCGGGCAGAACAAACGCTGCGGCGCGATATGAGTCTGCTGTGGCAAGCGGGTTATCTGGAACGGGTGGGCGGCAAGGAAGGCTGCCGACGGGGGTATCGGGTGGGGGAGTGGGCGCAGCCGCAGATCGCCGCGCCGTATCGGGTGAGTGCGTGGACGCCGCTGATGCTGTTGGGCGGGGCGTGATGCGGAATGATGCGATACACGTATCTGGGGGGATCGGTTGACAGATGATCGCCTGCGGGGTATTGAAGGTCAGAGAGGGAATCACAGCAATGAACGCTGATTTGTGTTTGATAAACATGCCCGTCCTAACGGGCGTGTACTGGGAGATCACCGTTAACCGCGCGGATAATCGCTTGCTGGATATGTATGAGCGCCATTACAGCTGCTATCAGTATAAGGATGGGCGGGAGCGACGGCAGGGGGTGTCGCCAGGACAATACCTTGCTTTGATGACCGCTAGGCTTGATGCGCTATTTGTGTGGCACAAATCAAAGTTTCGGCGCGATGGGCAAATAGGAATAAATTGCGCTGTGTTTCGGAATGAGTCAACCGTCTTGAGCAGTTTGCTTATTGAAGAAGCTGCAGAGATTGCGTGGCGGCGATGGGCAGGTGAACGCCTCTTTACCTATGTCAATCCTGCAAAAATCCGAAGCGTCAATCCGGGTTACTGTTTCAAGATGGCGGGGTGGACTCTGACTGGTGAGAGTAAAACGGGGCTGCTCCTGTTTGAACTACACCAAAATAACTTGCCGCTCACGGGGTATTGATGAGCGACGACAAGGAAGGCGAAACGGCGCTGGGGCGTGATGCGGGCAAGGGAAATGTGACGGGGTGAGAGGGGAATATGATGGCTAAAGGCAAATTTGCACAAGAGACAATCGTATCGCCTGAAAAGACGTTAAATGAAGTTCAGGCGTTGATCAAGCGGTATGGTGCTACAAAATTCGCGTATGGTGAGGATGAGAACCGGGTCGGGGTCACGTTTGAGATGAAGAATCGGCGCGTGCGGTTCGTCATGCCATTGCCCACCAAGGACGCGGGCAAGTTGACCGGAAGCAATCAATTTGGGTACAAAGGTCAATTCAGTCCAGGAAAATATGAACAGGCGATCCGTGCGCGATGGCGGGCGCTGCTGCTGACGATTAAGGCGAAGTTAGAGAGCGTCGAAAGTGGGATTGAGACGTTTGAAGAGGCGTTCATGGGACAGATTGTGCTGCCGAATCAGCAGACAGTGAGCGAATGGCTTAAGCCGCAGCTCAATGCGGCGTATGAGGGCGGGAAAATGCCGCCGATGCTTTTGGGCGGGGAGTGAGCATGTATTTCAAACAGGTACGCGAAATTGTGATGCAGCGGAAAACGTGTACTCAGCGCGTGGTCAAGGATGGCGAAACGGCGCTGGGGCGTGATGGCGTGATCATCGCTGTGTATAGCGAGAACGGGCGAACCAAGTGGATGGTTGGTCGTGAATATAGCGTGGTGTTGAAACGAGGAATGCCTGCGGCGCTCCTCAAAAAGAAGTCACTGATCTTCCCGGCGGACAAGGCACATGCAGAAGTGTATAAGGCGCGGGGGTATGTGACAGTCAAGATTCTTTTGACGCGGATTGAGCGGGTCAATGTGCAAGCGATGGATGAGCGGGTCGCGGTTGCAGAGGGGGTGGAGAACGTCGCCGCGTATGTCGAGCTGTGGCGGACAATCAATAAGGGGAGGGGTACACGCTGGGAGGATGATCCTCAAGTGTGGCGGCTGTGGTTTGAGTTTGTCGGTTGAGACAAGACACATTCTACAAACTGAGGAATTAGCCTCAGCGTCGGACGGTGAAAAGACGCCTCACCCCCGACCCCTCTCCGAAAAAGGAGAGGGGAGACAAGCAAGGGCAGCATTTTAGTCGAGCGAGGGATAGCGAAATGGCAATGCGGACGATTGAAAGTATTCAGGTGGATTATGAAGAGACAAGGGGACTGCCGTTTGAGGACGGCGGATCACAGGATGAAGCATTTCGAGACGGATCGCTGCGGGCGCTGAAATATGTGCTGGGGCTGCCAGATGATCAACGGTTGGGAAAGATAGTCGCGGCGGTCAACAAGGCGGGCGAATGGGTTTCGTGGGGGGATGATTACTGCGATGCTGGGCAGTTTGGTTATGAGTTATCGCTGCTGTTTTGCCTGAATCGGATTGTGCGGCGCTACCCGATCAGCGTAGAGGATATTCAGCGCGACCCGGTGGGGTGTGACCACGAGTTTGAATGGCACGGCGAGTCAGATGAGCGCGGCGGATATGTGTACGTGTGCGAGGAGTGCGGTCACAGGGAGAGTTAGCCTCAGCGCCGGACGGTGAAAAGACGCCTCACCCCCGACCCCTCTCCGAAAAAGGAGAGGGGAGACAAGCATAGAAAGAGCGAAAAGACGCGCCCAGAGTGGCGCGTTTTTGATTCCTGCGCGTTAGGCAAGGGGATCGCGGGTAGGGTGAAGGTTGCTGCAATAGACATTCGCGTAGTCAGTTGAGCGAATGGTGAAAACGTGGCATGACTAGACATCTTTTGGGAGTTGGCGGCGTGGCAGGGACAAAACGATACAGCCGGACAATGCTGAAACAGGCGATCAGCGGGAGTCGCGGGGTTAAAACGGCGATCACGGGGCGGCTGGGATGTACGCGGCAAACGCTCGATAATTACCTCAAGCGATACCCTGAACTGATGGCGCTGGTCGAGGAGGAACGCGAGAGCATTATCGACCTTGCGGAAACCAAGCTGATGGGGGCTGTCAATAACGGTGATATGCGGGCGGTGCTGTTCGTGCTTGAGACTCAAGGTAAGGCGCGGGGCTGGTCTAAGCGGACGGAGATCACCGGAGCGGACGGTGTGCCGCTGGGGTTGCCGGACGATGTGATTGCGATTATGCGGGGGATGGGTGTCGAACCGACTGAGGCGGTCAATCAATTTGTGGAGATGATCCGGCGGCAGGCGGAGGTCTCCAATGGACAGGCATAGCCGGATTACCGCGCTGCAACTGGCGACGCGGTGTCAGTTTCCGTATGTAATCCATGAGGCGGGGCGGGATCGGATCGTGATCAGTGCAAAACTTAGCACGCTGTCGGGGCGCGTGTATATCACATTTGAGGACGGGGAAGAAATCGACGTGCCGCAGATGTGCCAGTTAGCGGTGTAGGGTGGGAAAGACGCCTCAGCGTCGGGACGGGCGGGAAAGACGCCTCACCCCCGACAGGCGGGAAAGACGCCTCACCCCCGACAGGTGGGAAAGACGCCTCACCCCCGACCCCTCTCCCAAAAGCAGGAGAGGGGAGGCAAGCAAAGAAGGGGCGGTGGAAAGACGCCTCACCCCCGACCCCTCTCCCAAGAGCAGGAGAGGGGAGGCAAGCAAAGAAGGGTTGGGAAAGAAATAGAGGTCGTGGGATGGGAATACGGGATCGGGTGATTAAAGTGCTCAAGATGCGGCTGGGGGATTGTGTGCCGCATGAGGGAAATTGGCGGAAACATCCTGACGCGCAAAAGAAGGGGTACAAGGCGAGTGCGGAGACGATTGGCTTTACCGGGACGCTGCTGGCGCGGCTGCTGCCCGACGGACGAATCAAGCTAATCGACGGACATATGCGGCAAGGTGTGCATCCGGACTTGGTGGCGCACGTGGCGATAACCGATTTGACGGAAGCTGAGGCGAACGCGATTTTAGCGACGTATGACCCGCTGGCGGGGATGGCTGACACGGACGGCGAACAACTTGAGGCGCTGCTGCGCGAGGTCAATGCGACGTTTGGCGATTTGGAAGGGCTGCTGGCTGAGGTGGCAGAGCAGTATGAGGTTTCTTTGACGGATGATGAGCCAGCGAGTGACCCGGGCGCACAACTTGACCGGGCTGAGGAACTCCAAAAGGTATGGAATACCGAACGCGGGCAACTCTGGATTATTCCAAGCAAGACGGGCAAGGGCGAACATCGACTGCTGTGTGGGGATAGCACGAACGCAGAGGATGTGGCGCGGGTGATGGGGGAGGCGAAAGCACAGGTTGTTTTTACCAGCCCGCCGTATGCTATGCAGCGCAAAGACCAGTACGGCGGTATTCCCGCCGATGCCTATGTCGATTGGTGGTCTCATATTCAATCGAATGTGCGTGCCGTGTTGAGCAAAGACGGGACGTTTTTTATCAACATCAAACCGCATGTTGATGATAGCGGCGAGCGTTCGCTGTATGTCTTCGATTTGGTTCTCGCTATGCGACGGCGGTGGGAATGGGCATTCATAGACGAGTTTTGCTGGCTTAGCAGAGGTATGCCGGGAAAATATTCTTACAGATTCAAGAATGCCTTTGAGCCGATTTACCAATTTGCTATCCATCACAAGGGATTTAAGTTTCGTCCCGATGCAGTGACTGTGCATTCCGATGCGGTCGTCAAAGCACGAGGTAAAGGCGCGGGGAACTCGAGTTGGACGGACATGCAGGGAGATCCCGATGCCGTATGGTTTAGAGACCGTTATACGCAAGGCGATGCTTACCCGTCGAATGTGCTGAAAGCATGGAGTAATCAAGAAAGTTTAGGACATCCTGCCGCATTTGCGGTTCAGCTGGTCGATTTTTTCGTAAACGCCTATAGCGATTTTGATGATATTTTCTACGAACCGTTCGGTGGCAGCGGGACGACGATGGTCGCCTGTGAGCAGTTGAGGCGGCAATGCCGCATGATCGAACTTGAGCCGAAATACTGTGCGGTTATCCTGCAACGGATGGCGGATATGGGCTTAAAGCCTGAGTTGGCATAAGGGATATTCTATGAGCCGCGCTGAGGCGACAGGCAAACAGAAAGCGGCGGAGATCGCGGTGGCGTGGTATCAGCTATTGGCGAAACGAGCGCTGCCCCCGACCTATGAGAAGCAACGCGAGTTTGTGCTGACTGAGGCACATCACGCGGCGTTTGTAGCAGGGATCGGGTCGGGCAAGTCATGGGGGGGGGCGCTGCGGGCGTGGCAAGCGGCGCACGGGTGGATTGGGAACAGGCGAATTCCGACGCCGAATTTGGGCATGTTCACCGCGCCGACGGAGGATATGATCCGGAAGGCGAGTCTGAGATCGTTTCTGGAAATTGCAGAGGCGATGGGCGAACCGATCACGAATCACAACAAAAACGAGAAGTTGATCAAGCTGAAAAATGGCAGCGAAATTTATTATGCGTCTACGCAGTTTCCGGAGCGGCTGCGGGGCCCGTCGATTAGCTGGTGGTGGGGGGATGAGGCGGCGTTGTATCCGGCTGAGGTGCGAAAGATTATGGTCGGGCGCTTGCGCCAACACGGGGTGTTAGGGTGGGATTGGATTACGACGACTCCTCGCGGGCGGAATTGGGTGTATCAGACGTTCGTCACGGAACATTTGAACGATGAAAATTACTTTATTATCAAAGCGTCGAGCCGCGAAAATACATTTATGGATACGGCGATTGTCGAGGCGTGGCAACATGAGTATGCGGGGGACTTCGCCGCGCAGGAATTAGACGCGGAATTTGTTGCGTTTGAGGGATTGATCTACAGCGAGTTTGACCGGGTGAAACATATCCGCGTGAATATGCCGACGTATGGGCGGGCGGTGGCGGGGGTGGATTGGGGTTTTGCGAATCCCGGCGTGATCATGGTGCTAGGGGTGGATGGGGATGGGCGCATGGGGGTGATCCGCGAGATGTATGCGCGGCAAATGCGAATTGAGGAATGGGTGAGCGCGGCGGCTCAACTGCGGGGGCTGTACCGGATTGAGCGATTTTATTGTGACCCGTCGTCACCGGATAATATCAAGGCGATGGTGGCGGCGGGGCTGCCCGCTGAAGGCGCGGATAACACGGTGCAGACGGGTATCCAGATGGTAAAGAATCGACTGGTGATGCGGGAGGACGGGCAGCCGCGATTGACGATCACGCATGACGCGATCAACTTGATAGACGAATTTGAAAGTTACCAATGGGCGAAGAATAGGCACGGCGTGCGCGATGAACCGCTGAAAACAAAGGATCATGCAATGGACGCGCTGCGCTATGCCGTGATGGGCGTTGACCAGCCGAAAACGAGACGAATTGAAGCGACGACTCAGCGATGGGCGTAAAGGGGAGAGACAATGCTTAGTGCAATCAAGGAAAAATTAACGACGGCGGGGATTGCGCTGTCGGCGACGTGGGAAACGGACGTACAGGCGTGGGGTGAGACGGTGGCGCTGTATCGGGATTACAGCGAGGGTAATCACCGGGCGAAACTGACGACGGAAATGCGAAAAATGCTGCGGATCAGTGATGCGAAAACCGATCAATTTGCGATCAACTATTGCGATCTGGTGATTGCAAAAATGGGAGATCGGTTGACGGTCAGCAGTATTGACGGGGATAACGAGGCGGGGTCGGCGTGGGCGGGGGATATGTTGGAGTACAACCGATTTGACGCGCTCCAGATGGATGTGCATGACGCGGCGATCCGTGACGGGGTGTCGTATGTGATGGTGGCGTATGACAATGCTGCCCAGAAGCCGATGCTGGCGCATGAACTGGCGTGGGATGGAAGCTGGGGAATGGTCACGGTGTATGACCGGATGGGAAAGAAGATCGTCGCCGCGATCAAGATTTGGTATGAGACGGACACGGCGCGGCGCGTGAATATTTATTACGCGGATCGGGTGGAACGCTTCCGAGAAGGCGGGCTGGGCGGCGGACTGCTGGCGATTGACGAGCAAGCGATTGAGTGGATGGACGTGAGCAACGGCGGCGTCGGGGTGCCGGTGGTGGCATTCATCAACCGCGCCAAATCACGGATGACGACGGGAATCAGCGAGATTGCCAGCGTGATCCCGATGCAAGACGCGCTCAACCGCACGCTGGTGAGCATGGTCATGACGGCTGAATTGTCCGCGTTTCAGATTAAGGTGGCGTTGGGATTTCCGCCACCCGCAGAGGTGACGCCGGGGATGTGGGTAATAATTGGCGAAAACGGAATCCCCGACGGGCAGAAGGTCGATGCGTTTGTGCTGGAACAGGCGCAGCTTGTGCCGTTTATTTCACAAGCTACGTTTTTGATTGACCAAATCGGCACGGTGAGCCAAACGCCGCTGCCGTCGCAGATGGGCGGGGACTCGTCGAGCGGCGAGGCGCTCAAGCAACGTGAGACGGGGCTGTTGGGTAAGCTGAAACGATTTCAGGTGAAGGGCGGGAATAGCTGGGAAGATGTGATGGCTCTCGCTGCCCGCGTGCAGAAGGCGTTCGGGACGGGCGTCAGTATGCCGAAGGTCACACGGTGGTCGTGTCACTGGCAGGACGCGGAGATCAGGAACGACAGCGAGACGATCAAGAATGTGAAGGAAGTGGCGGAATTGATCGGGGATGAACAGGCGCTGCGCGAGATCGCGCCCGTGTTTGGGTGGGACGAGGACAAGATCAATCAAATTATGGCGGCGAAACGGTCACAACAGGCGGATGCATTCGCGGCGCTGGGGTCGAGTTTGCCGAATTTTGATGCGGTCAATGTTGATGTGCCGACGGGCGCGGGCGATCTGGTCGCGGCGTAGGGGGGAAAGAAGCCTCACCGACGACGAGCAAAGACGCCTCACCCCCGACCCCTCTCCCAAAAGCAGGAGAGGGGAGATAAGCCTCACCGACGACGTGGGGAAAGACGCCTCACCCCCGACCCCTCTCCCAAAAGCAGGAGAGGGGAGTAGAGAAGCCTCACCGACGACGAGCAAAGACGCCTCACCCCCGACCCCTCTCCCAAAAGCAGGAGAGGGGAGTAGAGAAGCCTCACCGACGACGAGCAAAGACGCCTCACCCCCGACCCCTCTCCCAAAAGCAGGAGAGGGGAGACAGGGGAGACAGGCGAGACGGGCGAGACGGGCGAGACGGGATATAGAAAGCGGATTATGAAAAGTGAGGCGGTGCGATTGCAGCGCCTTTTTGATTCCGGCGCGTTAATGGGGGGGGAGCGGGGTAGGCTGACAGCAACGTATCGACGGATAGAGAGGGAATAAGAATTATGACAGATATTGTTATTACACCGGGAAGCGTCCTGAAGGGGGCGAATGCCAAAACACGGACGGGGACGGCGGGCGCGACGATCACCGCCGGGCAGGTGTTGTATGAGGATGGCAGCGCCTCGCAAGTGCTGAAACTGGCGGATGCAAACGCCAGCGCTGCGACGGCGAACCCGGTGGGGATTGCGCTGCATGGCGCGGCAAGTGGGCAGCCGCTCACGTATGTGTATGAGGACGATGATTTTACGCCAGGCGGGACACTCAGCTTGAGCGCGGCTGCCGACGACGGTACGTATGTTCTCAGCGCGACGGCGGGCGGGATTGCGCCTGTTGGGGATCTGGCGTCTGGGCATTACCCGGTGATCCTCGGTGTGGCGAAATCTACCACGAAAATGAACCTCAAGATCGTGCGCGGGACTGCCGCACTCACGGCTTAACCAGAGAAGCCTCACCGACGACGAGTAAAGACGCCTCACCCCCGACCCCTCTCCCAAGAGCAGGAGAGGGGAGCAAAGACGCCTCACCGACGACGACGAGTAAAGACGCCTCACCCCCGACCCCTCTCCCAGGGGAGAGGGGAGCAAAGACGCCTCACCGACGGGGAGCAAAGAAGCCCCACCGACGACGAGCAAAGAAGCCTCACCCCCGACCCCTCTCCCAAGAGCAGGAGAGGGGAGAAAGATTGGAATGGTGACACAACCGACGAACCGAATAGGCGATTTGACAAGGCTGCTGCTGGATCGCGGCTACGAACGGGCGACCCGCGCAACGCTGCGATCTATCGGGGCGTCGGTGGGGACGGGGCTGATTAAACAGCGACTAGCGGAATTAGACGCTGAGGCGGCGCGATTGGCGGCGGCGGGCGAACGGCTTAAACCGGATAACCCGGTGCTGCGGGCGCTGCTGGCTGACCTCGAACCGGAATTGCGGCGGAATGCGGCGCGGATTGATGTGGGCGCGGCTGAGGCGCAACGGGCGGGGATTGAGGCGGCGCGGCGGCTCGTGCGGGAACTGGCGATACCGGGCATTAACGATCAGCAATTGGCGGTGATTGGCGTGCAGTGGAATACGCCAGACCCGGAGGCGGTCAATGCGCTGGTGGGGTATGTCAATTCGCCGGGGTGGGCTGAGGAAATGCGACGGTATCCCGGCGTGGTTTTGGTGACGGTACAAAACCAAGCGATACGCGGGATTGTGGCGGGGTGGAATCCGCTGCAAACGGCGCGATTGATCAGGCAGATGACCGAGGGGTTCAGCGTGGCGCAAGCGAATACGCTGATGCGGACGGTTCAATTGCAGAGCTATCGGGATGCGGCGGTACTGCAACGGGTCGCTAATGCTGATATTTTGACGGAACAAATTAGAATTGCGGCGCTGGATTCGCGGACGTGTATGGCGTGCGTGGCGCTGCATGGGACGCGGCTGCCGATTGGTGAGCGGATTAATGATCACCATGCGGGCAGGTGTACGTCGATTAGCGTGGTGAAGGGGCGTCCGCGTGATGTGCGGACGGGCGAGGCGTGGTTTGGGGGGTTGCCGGAAGAACGGCAACGGGCGCAGATGGGCGACTCGGCGTATGAATTGTGGCGTCGGGGGCGGATTGATCTGCGCGATTTTGTGCAACCGTACAATGATCGCGTGTTCGGGGAGATGGTACGAGAGGCGTCAGTGAAGGGGATGCTGGCACGATGACGACACCGATGATGCGACCCTACTTATTTGATCATGTGCTGATGAATCGTATACACGTCATTGATGCAATGGAATTGTGTGCGCTGCTGCCCAATGAGTCGGTTGACGCCGTGCTGTTCGATCCTCCGTATGGGATGGGAATTGACAAGTGGGATCAACCTATTGAGATACTCCCGTTTCTCAACGAGGTCGAGCGCGTTTTGAAGCCGAAGGGGTTTTGCGCCTTTACAACCCAAATGCCGATGATGATTGATTGGTTAGTTGCGCTTCGCGCCACCGGATTACGCTATAAGGATCATATTGCGTGGATCAAGCGAAAAACAACGACAAGTATGTTGGAGATCAATCGTTCGCACGAGGAACTGTTCATTTACACGAAAGGGGTGTCGAAATATCACCAAACCAAAGGGAAATACACCGACGTGAAACTGCCGGGACTTTTGGTCGATGCTGCCACTATTGCCTCAGTAGCCACATACATCGAGAACCTACATGTAACTATCCGGCGCGGTGAACCACCGACTATGAAACGTCGTGGCGACGAGAGCCAGCACAAATCTCATGCAGGACATTCATGGATGAAGGAAGTTATGCGCTCACCTGAGTACGTCAATTTTACCAATGTGTGGTCATTTTTACCGGAAAATCTGGCAACGCTCGGCGGGGGGCATCAGCACGCCACCATGAAGCCCGTCAAGATGTGGACGCGGCTTATCGAACTGACAACCCCGATAGGGGCGGTGGTGTTCGATCCGTTCGTGGGAAGCGGGACAACGGCATTAGCGGCGCGGAATTGCAAGCGGCGCTACATCTGCGGGGATCAATCGCCTGAGTATGTGGCGATTGCGCGGGATAGGGGGAGGCTGCCCTTTGAAGCGCGGCATATGCCCGTGAATGACGACGTGAGTCATCTGCCGATGTTTGCAAAGTAGGGTTATAGAATGTGCGTTACACCAAGTAATAAAGTGCATGATCGAAAGATGAAAAACTTTTCGAGGCGTAGCTCGTAAAAAACGAAAGAGGGCAAGACGTGGCAGACGAACAAAATCAGCAAGGGCAGCAGGGCGGCGGATCATCGTCTGAGGGGACGCAAAATACCGGAAACATGATTCCGCAATCACGGTTTAACGAGGTGCTAGAACGCGCACGTAAGGCAGAAGAGGCGCTGGTGAAGCACCAGACGGACAGCCACGCTTCTGAGCAGGAGCGGCTTAAGAAACAAGGTGAGTGGCAGACTATCGCGGAGAACGCGACGAAAGAAGCCGACTCGCTGAAGGCATTCAAGACGCGGGCGGAAACGCTCGAAAGCACGATCAAGGCGGGGAATGAAGCGCGGATCGCGCTCGTGCCGGAAACGATGCGAAAGTTGATCCCGGTGAATTACCCGCCGGAACATCTCCAGACGTGGCTGAACGACAACTGGAGTCTACTGACTGTCAAGCCCGCGCCGGACATCGACGCGGGGGCGGGCGGTGGAGGTGGGACGCGGGCGGTCATACTGACGGCAGAGGAACAAGCGCTGGCTCGCCGGGCGGGAATGACGGACGCGCAATACGCACAGTACAAGAAATAGCGCAGACAGAGGGGAACAATGCCAGATACTAGTTTAGGATTCCGGTTTCGGTATCGGTTGAGCGGGCAGCCGCCGACGATCCAAACTTTGACGTTCAAGGACACGGAGACGCTGACGAAAGGCGATCTCACCAACCTTGAAACGGGTGAGATTGACCTCGCGGCGACGAATGACACCACGCTAGTCGGCGCGATACAGGAGACGAAAGCCGGGACGGATAGCGTCACAACCGCCAGAGTGATCACAGACTTTGACGCCGTGTACGGGGTGTATGATGCGAATGCGCGGCTTATTGGCGCGACGCTGGATTTAGCCGGGGCAACGGGCGCAATGACCGTCGCCGCATCAAGCAACGTTGATTTGATCGTCGTGGCAAACAGCACGGCGGCTGAGGAAACACTCGTCATGATCGCGCATGGTGAACACTGGCAGCAACCGTAATTAGTCGGTTGAAGCCGGATTAGACAGGGAGAAAAGCTATGGCTATCGTGACAGGCGCAGGGTCGGGTTGGGCAGATTTGCTTGACCCGACGGTAAAGTTTAAGGCGGACGCGGCATTTGTACGGCGTCAGTCGATGCTGCCGATGTTGTTCAACGTGCAGGGGTCGAGTGGGGCGCGTGAACAAATCTCCGGCGTGGGGGCAATCGGGATCGACGCTTGGAAGAACTACGAAAATTCGGGCGGCATTACGCCGGAAGTCGACTTCGATCAGGGATACAAAAAGACGTATACCCACAAGGAATACAGTCTCGATTTCGGTATTTTCCGAAAAGACGCGGATGATTCCAACCTCGCTGAGGCGTTCCGGGTGGCGGAACGCATTGGTGACAGCGGATCGCTGTTTCGTGAGACGGAAGCGGCAAGCGTGTTCAACAATGCGTTTAACAGCTCGTTTGTGGGCGCGGACGCGGTGGCGCTGTGCAGCGATTTGCATCCGCTGTCACCGCAAAAGACGGGCGTCACACAAGACAACAATTTCGCGCTGGCGCTGACTAAAACCAACGTCCGCACGATCCGCGAGGCGATGATGGCGTTCACGGATGATAACGGCAACAAGCGCGGGATCACCCCGAATTTGCTGCTCGTGCCGCCTCAATTACAGGACGATGCGATTGAGATCGTCAACAGCACTTTGAACCCTGACACGGCGAACAACACGGTTAATCCCATGTTTGGTCGGTTTCAGGTCATGCCTTGGCATTACCTGACCGACAGCAACGCATGGTTTATGATTGATTCCAACGAAATGAGGATGTCATTGGATTGGTTCAATCGTGCGCCGTTTAGCGTTGCGCGGCGTGAAGGCGATGACACGACGTTGAAGGCGTACTGGCGTGCGTACATGCGCTTTAGCTACGGCTGGAGCGGGTGGCAGTGGGTCGCGGGCAGCAACCCTAGCTAGTTAGCCTCACCCCTTAACCCCCTCCCCATTTGGGGAGGGAGTCAAATTGAAGGACGAGGCGTGCCTCGTCCCTACAAGAAAGAGGTTTCTATGACCAATCTCACAAAGTTCCCGAACGGGGTGAGCAGCTTCGGAATGCCCATTTTGCCGGGAGCGGGCGGGCTGCTGACAACGGGCAGCGTGTTCTTCGTTCACAGCGGCACGGGATTGAATAGTTATGGCGGCACAGAGCCGTCAAGACCGCTGGCGACGATTGATTACGCCATCGGTCTGTGTAGCGCGAATAAGGGCGACATCATTTTCGTGATGCCCGGTCATGCTGAGACGGTCAGCGCGGCGGCGGGGATCGCCGCAGATGTAGCGGGGATCAGCATTATCGGGATGGGCAACGGGACGAATCGTCCAACGCTATCGTTTAGCGCAGCGGCGGCAACGTTTGCGATCAGCGCGGCGAATATCACGGTGGCGAACCTGCGCGTCACATCGACGATTGATGAAGTGGTCAAGATGTTCCATGTTACTGCGGCTTATGTGACACTGGACGGCATCGAACACTTTGAGACAGCAACCTTCCAGACGATTCAGTTTTTGTTGACGACGGCGGCGGCGGATTACTTGACGGTGAAGAATTGCTATCACTATCAAGCGACGGCTGCGGCTGCGGCTCAACTGTGGATTCAACTGGTGGGGACGGACAACACCCGCATCATTGACAACACGTTCATCCTTGTGCTGCAAAACGGCGCAACGTGCGCGGCGATCAATGCGACAACGGCGGTTGTGAACTGCGAAATTGCGCGGAATGTGATTTTGCAAACGGGCGGCACTTCGCAAGTGAGCGCGATTTTGCTGGTGTCGGCATCGACGGGAATTGTGTATGACAATCGTGTCGCTGCGGCTGTAACCACGCTGGCGGGGACGGTTGCGCTGGCATCGGCTTATGGGGCGGAAAACTACGCGCTCAATACGGCGAACAAGTCAGGCATCCTTGACCCGGTGGCGGACACGTAAATCATGGCAATCCGGGCGCATAAGCTGACACAAGCGGTTGCTGCGGGGAGCGCGGGATCGGCGGTGGCAACGGTGACAAGCAACATCATCAGCGGGCTAATCCACGCGATCTATGTGGCGCAAGCGGGGACGCCAGCGGCGACGACTGACATCACGATCTCGATTGTCACCCCCGCTCTGGCGGTGCTGACACTCACAAATGTCACGTCGTCGGGGTGGTATTATCCACGTGTATTGGGTGATGGCCCAACGGGGGCGGATTTGACCGGGTGGTATGATCGGCAGCCCGTCGACGGGTACATGACGGCGGCTATCGCACAAGGCGACGCGGCGCAAACGTTAGATGTGACGATTTTTGTAGAGGCGTAACCATGACTTTCACGTATAGCCCCTCAGCGACGCCAACCGATTTGACGCGGGTGAGATTTCACACGGGGCAGACCGTATCGGCGGAATCATTTTTGAGCGATGAAGAAATCGCCATGATGATCGCTGAGGAAACGACGTGGAAGCCAGCGGTGATCGCCGGGCTGAAGTTTATCATCCTGAAATTGAGTCAGCCGGATTTTCAAGCCGACTGGCTCAAAGTGAGCAACGGCACGGCGCGGGCGGGGTATCAACTGATGCTGAATGAGAAGCGGCGCGATTTTGGTATCTCTGCGATTACAGCGACGGCGGTGCATACGTATCGGGCGGATAGTTTGGCAACAGAAGCGCCGGATTATGAATCGACTGACGATGAGTAGCCTCACCCCCGACGTGGGGAAAGACGCCTCACCCCCGACGTGGGGAAAGACGCCTCACCCCCGACGTGGGAAAGACGCCTCACCCCCGACGCGGGAAAGACGCCTCACCCCCGACCCCTCTCCCAAAAGCAGGAGAGGGGAGAAAAGAAGTGGGCGATGGGAGATAGAAGGTAGCTTATGCCAATCATCAGCAGCCAAGTGCTTGCCATGATCCGACGTGTGACTGAGACCAGTTTCAGCGATACGTGCCTGATCGAGCGCGAGTCGAATACGGTAGGGACGTATGGCGAACCGACGCATCAATGGGAAGTGACGGCGGCGGATAAGCCGTGCAGGTTGATCTCGGTTGGGGCGCGGCTGGGCAGCGGGATCGCGGAAGCGGGCGCGGCGGAGTCGCTGAAATATGAATATCGGTTGATCGTGGCGCAGGATGTGGCGCTGGCGGTGGATATGCGGGTGACGATTGCCGCGCTGGTGTACAACGTTGTGCGGATTGAGGACGCGCTGACCGATGAAGCGTATCACAGCGCGGTTTTGCAGAGGAGGGATTAGATGACGGTCAGGCTGAATAAAGCCAAGCTGGAACGGTTGATCAGGGAGACGCCAGAACGCGCCGACCAGATGCTACGCGGCGTGGCGACGGAGATAGTCAACGATATAGTGTTGAGCTTCGGGAGCGGCGTGTCTGCTGCGGGTGATCCGCCGGGCGTTGATACGGGGACGCTGCGGGCGTCGATGCGCTGGTCGAAAGACGGGAAGCTGCGCTATCTGGTTCAGGACGGCGTAATCTATGGGATTATGCTGGAATGGGGTACTGAGAATATGGCGGCGCGTCCGTTTGTGACCCCTGTGTTTGAGGAATGGCGTCAACGCAAATTCGCGGACTATGTGCGAGACTTCGGGGTAATGCGCTGATGGCTGAGGTCGCACTGGATGCGCTGTACCGGACGGTTCGCAACCGATTGATCGCATCGAGCGAGATTTGGGGGACGAAAGCGTTTCCCGACCTTGCGCCCGCGAAGACCGAGCGTCCGTATGTGGTGTTTAACTACACGGGCGGCGGCGAACTGAATGCGCGGGTGAGTCAGGATGCGGAGATCGTGCTGACTATTAAGATCATCAGCACGGAATTAGGACAGGCGCTGTATGGGGCGCAGCGGATCAGCAGCTTGTTTAATGACGCGGATTTGTCGAGGTCTGGGGCGTTGGACGCGGGCAGCGAGTGGGTGATCATCCACGTGAAGCAAGAGCAAATCGTCCACATGGTTGAGATGGTGGAGGGTGTGCAGGTGTATCACGACGGCAATCGGTTTCGCTTTAGGATGGAGAGGATTTAGACGATGGTCAGTTACGCAGAAAATACGGTTTATTTGACGATGGGCGGGACGGCGGTACAAGCCTATTTTAAGGATGTGCAGCTTTCCCCGTCTAATTCGGCGGTGGATATTACGACGGGTGCGGGGGTGGATCATGTGCAGCGTGCGCCGGGTCTGAATGACACGAGCATCTCGATTACGCTGGCGTATGACCTGACGGATGTACAAACGTACATCCAGAAGATCGCAGCCGGGCAGACGATCAGCATTGAGTACGGACCCGAATCAAATGTGAGCGGCAAACCGCGCCACGTCCAAAATTTTGTGATCACGGGGGCTGATCATCAGGTCAGCGTCGATAAGTCGTCGGTCACGTTTAACGTCGTCGGTGAAGGGGCGGCTGCGCCCAGCGTGGATATGTTCACGGGTGGGGTGTACAGCTAGACGAGCCTCACCCCCGACGTGGGAAAGACGCCTCACCCCCGACGGGCGCAAAGAAGCCTCACCCCCGACGTGGGAAAGACGCCTCACCCCCGACGGGCGCAAAGAAGCCTCACCCCCGACGGGCGCAAAGAAGCCTCACCCCCGACGGGCGCAAAGAAGCCTCACCCCCGACCCCTCTCCCAACAGCAGGAGAGGGGA